AAAGTTGCAGAAATCGTCAACGAGGATTTACGCAAATGGTTCAAAGAAAAGTGGGTACGCTTTGGACCAGACGGTAAGATACGTGGCGATTGTGCAAGAGGAAGTTCTAAAGAAGGCAAACCTAAATGCCTGCCACAAGCAAAAGCACATGCTCTAGGTAAGAAAGGTAGAGCAAAAGCCGCTAGTCGTAAACGTAGAGAGGACCCAAATAAGAACAGACGTGGTCCAGCAAAGAACGTTAAAACCAAATGAAAGTAGAGATAGAACATATAACATTATGTAAAGGATGTTATCATCCAGCACATTGTGGTCATAGTTGTGTGGACGAAGATTGCGACTATTGTTCAGAATGTTGGTGCGAAAAGTGCAGAGAAAAATATGAGAGCGAGCGAGATAATACGTGAAGAGCCAGTAGCAAGCAGTTGGATTACTGACTTGGACTATTTCGTTTTCGACAATGGAACAACTGCTGTTAGAATGAAAACTAAAGGCGGTGGCGAGTACTATATAGATGGTGTTAGCCAAGCAGACTATGACCGTTGGATGCGAGCTATAAGTAAAGGCAAGCATTGGTGGTCAGATATCAAATATTTTTATTAATCAAGGAGAGTAACAAATGGCAAAAATGAGCTATGGTGATAGAGGCAAATGGGAAACCAGAGCCAAATTTAAAAAGTCTGGACAAGGTCGTGGACGTAAAGTATCGAAGCAAATGATGAACAAGCACAAGCGTAGAGGATACAAAGCGTACCGTGGACAAGGTAAATAATACTATGCTTATAAGAGAGATTTTTGAAGATCAGTCACCGGTAGCACCATTAAATAGGCCGCTACCAGACAAACCTACTGACGCAGACCTAGGTCAACTAGGTCCAGATGCAGAAATGATCATGGCTATTACACAAGATCCTGGCACAAGAGCAATGATTAAAGCTCTTGCTTCAAAAATCTCTAGAAAAGAACAGTACTCGGACTCCAAAACATACAGAGATGCACCTTACTTACAGTTAGTAACAAGTATGGGACAGCATCCAGAGTTTGCAGATGAATACAGACGTATTGGTGATATGGCCATGCGTAAACAACAGCAACAACAAGCCGCCCAGCAAGCCGCACAACAGCAACGTCCTGGTAGCAGTTCATCCACAACAAAGCCAACTGGCACAATCGCACCGCAATAATACTTGCATTTTAGTTTTAATTCTATTATAATAGTTTTTTCAAGAGAGGATAGTCATGAAAACATATAACAGCGAGCAAAAAGCCAAACTGAATCAAGTCATCAACGAAGGCATACAGGTTATGCGTGAAGTAGAAGACCTTAACGCAGGACTAAGCGATACTGTTAAAGCAGTTGCAGAGTCTATGGATATCAAACCTAGTGTACTTAAAAAGGCAATTAGAATCGCTCACAAATCTAAACTTGGTGAAGTCAATCAAGACCACGAAGAAACTGTACATATCTTAGAGACTGTTGGTAAGACACTTTGAAGTCTGTTCGACAGTTTGCTATCGACAGTTATAAGTCCGACCCAATAGCATTCTACCTAGAACTTGTAGCATTTGTATCTACAGTAACTGCTAGTTTTATGTTAGCGTTTACTGCTGATCAACCAGATATGCGTATCATATATCCTGGATTTTTCATAGGTAGTGTTACAGGTGCATTAGGATATTACAGACGAAGAATCCTATTTCCATTAATGTTGACAACTTACTTTGGATTTGTTAACATATTTGGATATGGAGTAGCATCAGGATGGTGGTAAAATGAGTTACGTAGACGCATTACATGACAGAGACACAGATAGAATTCACGTTGTAGAACGTGTTAATGGTGAGAGAATCTATAACGAGTTTCCTGCCAACTACGTATTCTATTACGACGATCCCAAAGGTAAACACAGAACTATCTACGGTACACCTGTAAGTAGGTTCGCTACACGCAACGGCAAAGAGTTCCACAAAGAACAAAAGATACAAGGCAGTGGTAAACGTTTATGGGAATCAGATGTAAACGTAGTATATAGAAGTTTAAGTGAACACTACTTAGGTGCAGATGCTCCTAAACTGCAAACTTGCTTTTTCGATATCGAGGTCGACTTCGACCCACAAAAAGGATTTAGTCCACCAAGCGATCCATTCAATCCAATAACAAGTATTACACTATACTTAGATTGGCTAGGTCAACTTATTACACTAGCAGTGCCACCCAAAGGAATGAGTTGGGAAGATGCAGTTGCTATCGGTAATAAGTTTGAAAACACATTCATGTTTGAAAAAGAAGCAGACATGTTGGATCAGTTCTTAAACTTAATCGATGATGCAGACATCTTAAGTGGATGGAACAGTGAAGGTTATGATATTCCTTACACAGTCTTACGTACTAACAGAGTACTAAGCAAAGATGATACAAGACGTTTTTGTTTGTGGGGACAGTATCCTAAGAAAAGAACATTTGAACGTTTTGGTGCAGAGAACGTAACATTTGATTTGATTGGTAGAGTACACATGGACTATATGCAACTCTATCGCAAATATACATACGAGGAACGTCATAGTTATTCGCTAGATGCTATCGGCGAATATGAATTGGGCGAACGTAAAACAGCATACGAAGGCACACTGGATCAGTTATACAATCAAGACTTTGAAACGTTTATTGAATATAACAGACAAGACGTTGCACTACTGTTTAAAATGGATCAAAAACTAAGGTTCCTAGATCTAGCAAATGAACTCGCACACGACAACACAGTATTGTTGCCAACAACAATGGGTGCTGTGGCCGTAACGGAACAAGCAATTATTAACGAAGCACATCAACTTGATATGGTTGTGCCTAATAGGAACAGAGACGAACAAGGTGAAACACAAGCGGCAGGTGCTTACGTTGCACATCCTAAAAAGGGTATGCATGACTGGGTAGGTGCTATTGATATTAACTCACTGTATCCTAGTGCTATTCGTGCGTTAAACATGGGACCAGAAACTATTATAGGACAATTACGTCCTATTATGACTGACGGGCTTATCAAAGAGCGCAGAGATTCGGGTCGATCATTTGCAGACGCTTGGGAGGGTTTGTTTGCAACACTAGAGTATACTGCTGTCATGGAAATGCAAGCAGGCACAGAGATAACTGTGGACTGGGAAAATGGCGAAAGCACAGTACACACAGGTGCTGAGTTATGGAAGATGATATTCGACAGCAATACAAGTTGGATCTTAAGTGCAAATGGCACTATCTTTACTTACGAGAAAAAAGGTATTATCCCTGGTTTATTAGAACGTTGGTATGCAGAACGTAAAGAGCTACAGGCTAAAAAGAAGGAAGCAACTGAGAAAGAGGACATTGCATTCTGGGACAAACGACAGTTGGTCAAGAAGATTAACTTGAACAGTTTGTATGGTGCTATTTTAAATCCAGGTTGTAGATTCTTTGATAAGCGTATTGGACAGTCAACAACACTAACTGGACGTAGTATTGCCAAACACATGGATGCATACACAAATGAATGTATCATGGGAGAGTATGACCACGTAGGCGAAGCAATTATATATGGCGATACAGACTCTGCTTACTTTAGTATGTGGCCCGCAGTCAAAGATGATGTAGAAGCAGGCAAACTAGAATGGAACAAAGACATTGTAGTACAACTCTATGATCAAATAGCAGAGCAACTTAATGAAAGTTTTCCTAAGTTTATGGCAAAGGCATTTCACTGTCCTAAGCACATGGGAGAACTTATCAAAGGTGGTAGAGAGATTACTGCTACTAAAGGCTTGTACATCAAGAAAAAACGTTATGCGGCTCTCATTTATGACATGGAAGGCTTTAGGCTAGACACAGATGGCAAGCCGGGCAAAGTAAAAGCTATGGGCTTAGACTTAAAACGATCAGATACTCCGCCTGTTGTACAAAACTTTCTCAGTGAAATCTTACTAGCAACACTAACAGGTGCTGAAAAAGAAGAAATATACGAACGTGTTCGTGAGTTTAAGATACAGTTTAGAGAGCGTCCTGCTTGGGAGAAGGGAACACCTAAACGTGTTAACAACTTGACCAAGTACACCAACGACGAAAAACGATTAGGCAAAGCAAACATGCCAGGACACGTTAGAGCGGCTATGAACTGGAACAACTTACGTAAGATGATGGGCGACAACTACAGCCAACAAATTGTTGATGGTATGAAGGTTATCGTTTGTAAACTAAAAGCAAATCCTCTCAATTATACAAGTGTAGCATATCCTACAGACGAGTTACATATCCCAAAGTGGTTTAAGGACTTACCCTTCGACGATGACTTAATGGAGTCTACTATTGTTGACCAAAAAGTAGAAAACCTATTAGGTGTGTTAGGGTGGGAAATCAGCGAACACACTGGCATAACAACTACATTTGATAGTCTATTTGACTTTGAATAAGGAGCGCAGATAAATATGTTTATATGCGCCTCAGTCAATTATTAAAACTCAAGCAGGAACTACAAGGACACAATAGTTCTAAAGTCGAATCTGAAATTAACGATCAAATCGCTGTGATTAATCAGATGGCAATGCCTGTAGAAAGACTAGCCGATGCTGATCTATTTCAAAAAATAAACGCAGAGTATCGTAACATGTTACCTTACATGCGAAAAATCGAAGAGATCAAAAAAGAACAAATCAATAACATCGAGGAAAAAGTATCCGAATTAGGGAAGGGATATTTCATAGACAGTTATGAAATGTACGAAGACCAGCACAAACTTGCTGATGTTGCTACAAATAGAGACATTAGACGCCTTTATATGTACGGCAACGTAACGGAAATAGTTAAAAGTCGTATATATCACTATGTAGACTGGCGTTATCCAGCACTAGAAATTGGACCAGGAGATGGCTTGTTCACAGAAGAAATGTCAGCCGGTGATCCGTTATATATCGTAGATGTTCATCAAGAGTTTTTAGATTCGACAAAGAGAAGGTTTAACGAATTCTATGCAACTCGCAGACTGCGATCTTATCTAACTCATCAAAGTCAATACGATTTGAGCATGTTACCTCAGGAACAAATGGGATTTGTCTTATCGTGGAATGTGTTTAATTACTTCCCGTTAGAAGCAATCAAAAGTTACCTAAAAGAAATTAAAAAAGTAGTACGCCCCGGCGGTACCGTTATGTTTAGTTACAATAATTCAGATCGTTGGCAAGGAGCTGAAATGGTAGAAAATGCATTTATGTGTCATACTCCTAAACACATGCTATTACCAATGATCGAAAGTTTAGGTTTTACTGTAACTGCATCATACGACTATGATCCAACAGTTAGTTGGGTCGAAATAATAAAGCCCGGAAGACTTTCTACATGTAAAGCACATCAGTCCATGGGTGCTGTTGTTCAAATTTTAGATCCAGACGAGGATCCTAAAAGTATCGAAGCGAGGGCACAAGAAGAACTAAGAATCACGTTAAGTGCGCAAAAACGGTTTGAACTAGAAAGAAATAATCCTAAACTTATACAACAAGCCAGAGACTATCGAGATAAGTTCAATGTTACATTGGAACGAGCCTTGGAAGTTTTAATGGAAGAACAAGGTATCGACTTAGAGCAAGAGCGTAAACTTAGTCACCAAGAAAGACTAAACTCACTCAAAAAAGACTAGCAAAGTCTTGCATTTAATCTAAATATCAACTATAATATTCCTATAAGGAGATCGTTCAATGAAAGATAATTTATTAGACTTAGTGTCGCACACATTTACATTAGGCAATGTAAACACAATTAAAGTACAAGGTTCATCAACAGAAACAAAAGTTGATGCTATCGCAGAAGATAGAACTGTTATTATTCAAGGTTCATTTAAAAAGCCTATCCCGGAGTTTGAAGGCACATTTGGTATGCCTAACTTAAGCAAACTAAATGTTATCTTAGGTATTCCAGAGTATAAAGACAATCCTAAAATCTCTATCAGCACACAAGACAAAAACGGTGAAACTGTTAAGACAGGTATTAGTTTTGAGAACGCCGCTGGCGACTTTAAAAACGATTATAGGTTTATGAGCAAAGAGATCGTTGAGGAACAACTTAAAACAGTTAAGTTCAGAGGTGTGAAGTGGAGTGTGGACTTTAGTCCCAACGATGCAAGCATTCAGCGTTTCAAGTTCCAAACACAAGCAAACGCAGAACATCCAAGTTTTATTGCTAAAACAGAAGGCGCAGACTTAAAGTTTTTCTTTGGTGAGGCAACAAGTCACGCAGGTAACTTTGTGTTTGCGGCAGATGTAGAGGGCAAACTTACTAAGCCTTGGTCTTGGCCCGTAGCACCAATTACTGCTATCCTTAACTTGACAGGCGATAAGACTATTAAGTTCAGTGATGAAGGTGCGGCAATGATTACAGTAGACAGCGGTATTGCAGAATACAACTACATTATTCCAGCACTTACTAAGTGATCGAATTATCTAACGACTCCCCAGTAAAGTTCATACTTGGTCCCTGTCAAATCGAAAGCAGGGACCATTGTATGTTCATGGCTAAGAGCATACATGAAATATGTTCTAGACTAGGAGTTGATTGGATATTCAAAGCAAGTTTCGATAAAGCAAATAGAACAAGCATAGATGGCAAACGTGGCGTAGGTATTGAACAAGGCATGGATATTATGTACGAGGTTCAAGCACATACCGGCGTACCTTTGCTTACAGATGTACACTTACCAGAACAATGTAGCGTTGTAGCAGAAACAGTAGACATCATACAAATACCTGCGTTTCTGTCAAGACAAACAGACTTGTTAGTAGCGGCTGGTCAAACAGGTAAAGTTGTAAACATTAAGAAAGCACAATTTATGGCTCCAGAAGACATGAATTATGCAATAGAAAAAGTAACGTCAACAGGTAATCGAAACATTTGGCTTACCGAGCGAGGAACATGTTTTGGTTATAAGACGTTGGTTAATGACATGCGTGGATTAGTCACTATGGCACTGACAGGTTATCCTGTCGTATTTGATGCTACACATAGTGTACAACAACCAAGTGGTCTTAACGGCAAAAGTGGCGGTGATAGAACTATGGTACCGCACTTAGCAAGGGCCGCCACAGCAGTAGGTGTTGCTGGCGTGTTTATGGAAGTACACGACGATCCTGATAATGCCGCTAGTGATGGGCCTAATGCTGTAAGGTTAGAAGACTTAGAAGACGTCCTTACTTCTATCATTATGATAGATAAGGTACTAAAAAATGACATTTTATATTGATCAGATTCGAGATGAATTTGATAAAGATGGTAATCGTAGATTAAAAGGTTGTGTAACACCAGTATATCAAACTTACTACACAAGTCATATGTTGGGACAATGCTACAAATGTCCGGATCAACCTGTAGTATATCTAAATACTCCCAAGTGTGCCAGTAGTTTTATGAAAACACAAGTATTGGATTTAGGTTGGCAACAAGCAATAATAGATTTAGGTCCTAAAGAAGTTCCTGAAGATAATATAAAAGTCGACGTTGGTGACTTGGAAAAGATTATTGTTGTTATGCGTGATCCGTATGACCGTTGGTTGAGTGGCATAGCAGAGTACTTTGGTGAGGAACTTGGCGACAACGAAGGCATATTTGAACTATTGGATCATCCACTAGCACTAGAAGTTATAGCCGACAGAGTAGCATTTGATGATCACAGTGAAAGTCAGTTATGGTTTTTGCAAAATGTGCCTTTAGAAAAGTGTGTGTTCTTTAGACAGGAACAAGGACTTAATTACAAAATTTCTAAGTACTTTAGTGACGTTCTAAATATACCTAACAAGATTGCCAGCGAGGCACCTGTGCATGTAAGTACCGCTGGTACATATGGTGGTAGAGTTAAGAAACATTTAGATAGACTTTTACGTAAAAATAATGTATGCTACATGAAAGTTCTAGAATACATGGAACAAGATTACGAATTTATAGAAAACATGGTTACATTTTATGGCGATTGAACAAGACAACTTAACAGCAAAACAACAAGACTACGCAATATTTTTGCCTGCTATCAGCAGTTTTTATGGTATCTTTATCGGCAAGCAAAGACGTTGGGACTATGTAGATCCTGCACGTATTCCAGTTCCTGAAATGGAAAACTTAAACTGGCTTAACAAAGATAAAAGTTTATTTCCATATAAGTGGTCACTATATTCTGCAGGACACGCCAACTTAAATGTAAACAAAGATGATCCCAAAGAACTTATGGTTCGTGAGAGGGACAGAGAAAACACATGGCTACTAGGTGATAGTGGAGGCTTTCAGATTGGTAAGGGTGTATGGTCAGGTGAATGGAGACCGCCACAAAGCAAAGCAGTACAGGATAAAATGGCAGACTGTAAGAGTCGTGGCACTGAAGTAAGGACGAAAAAAGTAAAAGACAAAGCCACAGGCGAAATGATAGA